CAATTGCTGCCCCCGTTATTTCCATCTTATCATCGTCCATACTGAACTTGTGTTGGTCTGTTGAAAAGTTTTCAACTATAACAGGTTTCTTTTTATTACCTGTTTCATCTGTGTAAGGGGAAATACCAGTTGTGTTAATATCCATTTCAAGTTTGGTTATTTTTCTATCTAACCAACCAATAGCGTTATTACATTCTTCTTTATTTCTACAACCCCACGAGGCCATTGCCAATTTTCCGCATCCAATTTCGTAATCTGTTGAACTTTCTAAATCTACTAAATGACGTGTCATATAGTTTTTCATTCTTTTAATTGTATCAAGTGAAATCGGTTTTCTTTGTGCGAGTTGTTGTGCTCTAACTTTACCAACTTGCGTCATACAATCGTTTGGATTACCTGACTTTTCAATATAGTTTAATGCGTCCTGTGCGGCGTCGGTCATATATTGTGGATAGTCAGTATAACTTTCCATTTCAACTTCTACTGATGATGGCATATACTCGCATGGAACATAAACCTCTTTTCCATCAAGGGTCATAATGTGATGTCCTGAACAACCGATTGCTTCTGCTACAATTTCAGCATCTTCAATACTATCAAATACGGGTACATTATCTATAAGTCCAACCATACTAAAACCAATTTCAGTAAATCTATTTGGATTATATATTTCGGCTGACTTACCTTTCTTTTCCCACGCATTAGCGGTCTTATTTGTAATTGTTCTTTCTTGTGGTTGATAAATCTGTTCTGTCTCTAAACCCTTTCTAACTGATGACTTGTTAATAATCATGCCAGATGGTTTGTAAGTTAATTTAACCCAGAAATGCCTACAATTGAAACTTCCACGCCACTTAAATATATCATAATAACCGAACTCCGCATTTGTTTCGGTTTGTGTCATGTCTTGTATGTCTTCAATACGATAAACCCTGTTTGCGGTCATCATTTCTTTACAAAAGTGTCTATTTTTTTCGTCTCTTGGACCAACATATTTGTATCTTATTCTATCCCCCGTATCTTGTCCTGACGGGTCGTTTGGTTTTGATGCGATACTGAAATTGTGGTCAAAGTGTATCGGTTCAACTGAATATAATGAATAACCTTCGTCTTCTAATATTCCCTGTTGTTCCCCTAATTCACCCATAGCACGTCCCAGTTCCTCCATCTTTAATTCATCTAATATCTCATATATATTTTTTAATTGAGTGTCTGTATTGAAGGTTAACCAATTTTCCTCGTGTGCTGGTCGTGAAACTAATGCTACTCCATCTACACCACCAAACTCATCAAGGTCGTCTGTTATTACGAGTTCTACTATTCTTGTATTCATCATCTATAAATATAAATTGTTATATGGTTGAACGACTTTTTATTACTCTGTCGTATTGTTGTGTGCTTGTAAGGTCTGTTGATACAACATATGCTTTAACAGGACTTGACATGAACCCTGATAAAGACTGGTTCATTTTAATACTGGACTCCGTATTTCTATCGGGGTTTGATACACCACCAACTGCGAACCTTTTACCTCCACCCGCTTCGTTAATTGCTGATAAAAGGGGTGAAAAAAGACGAGTTGATGTGGAGTTAATTACACTTTCACCATTACTTAACATGGCTGGTATATTATCAAGGGTTGAACTACCAACACCACTAACATATCCCCCTTGTGAATACTTTGGAACACTTGTATCAACGGCTTTAATTGTATTAACAGCCTTTACACCTGTTGCTACAACTGCTGCTGCTCCTACGAACTTTGCGAACGTTGGAAGGGTTTTATCAGTCAGTACTTGTGATACACCTAAATAAGTGTTGATTAAAGCCTGTGCTACTGCTGCTACTTTTCCCCCTTCTGTTTCTTTTCCTAACAGGTCTGATAAAGTCCCTAATGCGTCTGCTGTTGCTTTTAACTTTGCCCTTTCAGCGTCAATTTCTTTTTGACTATTCTTAACCGCATTATCCGTGATACTATCTTGGATTGTTTTTGTTGCGTTTGCGTATTTGTTTTTAATAAGTAATTTTTGGTCGTCAGAGGCTGTTGAACTTGACAATTCAATTTCCATTTGTGCGTCCAAATATTTTTTAATATTTTCCAGTTGAACTTGTCTTTGTTCTTCTGTGGTTGCTTCTTTTGCTACTTCTAAATCTATCTTGTCCTGTAATGCTTTCAGGTCAGCCTGTTTTTGTTTTTCAAGTTTGGCGTTATTTAATGCTTCTAATTGAGAGTCTAATATTTGTTGTTGATTAAGAAGGTATTTGTTTTTTTCCTCTTCGGTTATTTTTAACTTGTTAATTCTTTCTATCTCTTTATCGTTTGCTATTTTTAATTCAGCAACAGCCCTGTCATCAACATTTTTAATAAGTTTGAGGTTTTGTTGTTGTTGGAAATCTAATGCTTCCTGTGCGTATTTTTGTACGATTAACTTTGTTTGACGTTCAGCCTCTTCATCAGCCATTTTTTTCAATTCGTTCTTTCTTGCTAAACTAACTTTCAAGTCCTCTATTTGATTGTATTGAGCCGTTCTTGCGTATTCAATTGAGAGTAAGGACTTTTCCCTTTCGTCTTGAATTGCGTTAAGCCTATAACCTTTTTCTAAATCAAGTGCTGACTTTCTGGCATCGTTCTTTTCTTTTTGACGAGCAAGGTATGCTTGGTGAGCCTCTTTTTGTGCTGCTTCGTCTTCTTTAACCATAGCCTTTTCCTGTTTGTTAAACATTCTTTTCTTTGAGGCAAGGTCAGTTTCCGTATTAGCAAGATTTATTGCGGCTTGTTCTATTGCTTTTGTAGTTTCAAGGTTGTCTTCCCCCCTTGCTTTTTCAAGTGCCTGTTGGTCTTTTAACATTTTTAACCTTCTTTTGGCAAGGTCAACTTCTTTTTGAGCCAGACTTTCCTCTGACTTTTTAACATCAGCAAGAGCCTTTTGTCTTTCTTTCAGGGGGATATTAGCATCACTTAATTTTTCACGGGCTTCAGCGATTAACTTGTTTTGTTGTGCCCTTTCAACTGCGATGGCTCTTTCAGCATCTTCAATATTGTCTAATTCTTCATTTAATCTTCCAGCCTCTTTTGCGGCATCTGCTGCGGCTTTTCCAGAATCACCGAATAAACTTACTAAACCTGTAAAGGCATCAACAGCCGCTACACCGAACTCCACTACTACCCCTAATAAATCTTGAACTAAACCTATAATCGGGTCAAGTAATCCTGACAATTGTGCGAAGGACTTATTAACCTTATCCATCATACCATCGTTCTTTTTGAGAGCGTCTGATAAAGCGATAAATACTAAACCGATTGCGGCAATAACAGCCCCTAATGGATTAGCCGCAAGTACCTTCATGGTTTGACCTAATCCCCCGAACGATTGAGCCACCTGACCTGTAATACCAGGCATCTCTTTTAATCTTTCAGCAAGGGGTGTTGTTTTGTTCTTTGCGTCTTCAATAGCACCACTTGTATTTTTTAATTCTTTTTGGAGTTGTTTGTATTTGTCTGAACCTAAATTGGTTTTTTGTAGTTGTGATTGTAAAGATTGTTGCGACTTATTAAGGTCGTTGAAGGACTTTGCTGTTTTTTCTACAACATCACCACTTTCATTTACGACTTTAATTTTATATTCAATTGTTTTTGCCATCTAATTTAATATATGTTTTTTTACTTAATCTCATTTATGTTAACTCGGAGTCATAGTCGGTGTCTGTGTATTTGTTGGTGTGATGGTTGGTGTCTGTGTTGGACTGCTGGTTGGAGTTGCGGTTGGACAACTTGCTGGATAAGTTAAGGCAACTGATGGAGATGCTGGTATACCTGCTTTTGGATAATATACTGAACCATCTGTTATTTCAGCACCAGTACTAAATGTTGATGACCTGATACAACTTGGATTATATGTCATATAATTTACAGAACATCTAAATACTAAATATGTTGAATTATCTGTTGTATAAACTAACGTAAAATAAGTTGTTCCATTAAAGTATCCATAAACCGCATATACTTTTCCAAGATAAGAACCTGCTGTAAATGTGTTTGTTGCGTAATTATATGTTCCACCAACAAAAGAACCACCAGCATTTGCGTATAATCTATTATACGTTCCAGCAAAACTAACACTTGACCCGTTATTTGATACGTTTATTTGTTGAGGACATAATGCGTTGTTCGTAGGGGTTACTGACGGAGTAGTTGTTTTTGTAGGTGTCTGTGTAGGTGTTTTTGTATTCGTTGGTGTTTGTGTAGGTGTGCCTGTATTCGTTGGTGTTATTGTCGGTGTCTGTGTGTTTGTCGGGGTCTGTGTCGGCGTCGGTGTAGGCAACGGACATGTTCCTATTAAAGTGATTGTTAATACAAAGAAATCATTAAAGATTGTATTTTGCTTACAACATACTCTTATTGTTTGGAATGCTGGTACTGAAAATGCTATAAGGTTTCCATCGCAGTCAATATATTCACTTGTATAATCATAATAGTTTGGATTATATACATCGTAAGTTGAACACGGACCTGATGTTGGAGTCGGTGTTAAAGTACTTGTTGGTGTCTGTGTGTTTGTGGGGGTTACTGACGGAGTGGTTGTGTTGGTTGGTGTTATTGTCGGTGTCTGTGTTGGTGTCTCTGTCGGTGTGGTGGTTGGTGTCTGTGTAGGTGTCTGTGTCGGTGTGCTACTTGGAACAGGGTCTCCGCAACAAATACCAGTATTAACTATTGAACCATCACCATCTATCCATAATGGAGTTGTTCCTGGATAAACGCATATCATGGGGTTTTCAGGTTGAACTATCGGTTGTGTTAATACATTTCCAAAACAATCTGTAAATAGTAATAAACCTGAATAATATATGGGGTTCAAGGTTATATCGTAAATATAACAACATGGTATGGGTGAAGGACTAACGGACGGGGTCGGTGTAGGCGTTACTGATGTTGATGTTGGAGTGGGTAGTGGTATATCCCCGCATGAACCAACTAATACAACATCTAATGGTGCTATATAAATAAGTGAGCCAGCGCATAAACAGATTTCGGTTGATGTGTTTGGTGGTATTACTCCACTTTGCGGAGCACCATAACAATCTATGTATGAATAACCAACGGACTCTTCGTTGTTATTTGTTATTTGGTATTGCTGACAATTACAGAACGGGGTTGCCGTTAATGTTGGTGTTAATTGTGGTGTTGTGGTTGGACTTGCCGTAGGCGTTGGAGTGATACTATTACACTCGGTACAACTACTAAAAGTATTATACCAGGTTTCCGTTGCTACTTCTGTTGTTGCTGCTACGATTTCCCAGCATCCCCCTCCATAAGAAACTATTGTTGTTCCTGATACACCTGTATATGAACCAAGCGTTACATATAACACTTCAGCAAATGGATTACAATTTTGTGCTATATAGTTGTTTGTAAATTGTGGTTCAGGACTAACAGACGGGGTCGGTGTTGGACTTGATGTTATTGACGGGGTCGGTGGAGGGTTGGTTGGAGTAGGCGTTGGACTGCTGGTTGGAGTCGGTGTTGGACTCGGGTATATTTGTTGTGTAATATCTAATCCCCCGTGTGTAGTACATCCGCAGTTTGTAAAAACTGGTAGTTGTCCGTTGTTTGTAGTCCATTCAGATATTACTATATTATTCCAACGTGTTTCGTTTTGTGGTATTAAATTACAATTTATTTCTTCAACAAAAACGCAGTATTCTAAAAGTGCGAACCTAACTTTAACGTATCTGTTAATATAGTTAATAAAACCAAATGACGTATCTGTATCTGTATAATACTCATCACCAGTATTACAATCAGTTAATTTAAGACACTTAACAGGAGTTGGTGTATAATCTCTTGTTAATTTAACTAATTCAACATCTGCTATTCCTGGTTCTAATAATGAATAGTTTGATAATTTGTTTAATCTGTAATACTGATTTCTTACTAATATTTTTTCGTTGAATTGTATATTCTTAATTTCTTCAGGGGTTAAATATACTGACGCTTTTACAAATCTATTTCCTTCGTCAGTTAAATCTAATATATAATCTTTGTAGTATATATCATACATGTTTGGATACGAATTAAATATGGTTTCATCGGCATCCTGACTATCGTTGGAGTTATAGTTAATATAATGTGAGAAGCCAGTAAAGGCTTGTGGATAAGTTGTAAAACGATGGTTATATGTGTAGCCATCTTTGGTAAAATCATCTTGGTAATAAGGTTTTACAACTCCCCAGTTTTCAATCGGGGTATAAACTCCCTTATGAATTAAACGAGGTAATGTTCTAAACGAATTAAATAAAGTTCTTGCCAGTCCCGCTTGTTGAACCACTTTATTTGTTGCTACTGATGGTATTGTTAAATGTTGTCCTAATGGATTATCTAAACCAACATCAA